ATTATTGTTTACCTTTTCTTTGATTGATTATATCCCCAGTTTTGGGGTCTCTTTGAACCTTGACAGTTCCATCCTTACGCAAGGTAAGGATGAGACCATCCCTCATAATAGTTTTATTAAAACCATCGTGTCTTTTAAATTGACCCGATGACATTACTTCTTCTTACCCATTTTCTTCATAACCATCTTCTTTGCAGCAGCCTTCTTTGCTGCCTTCTTGGCCATAGCCTTACCTTTTGGAGTGTAAGGGAATTCCATTTTTCCTACTTTTGGCATTATACTTGTCCTATCTCTTTCATTACGGCTGCGGATTTTTGGGTTATATCTTTCGTCTTAGGCATAGTGTCCGCATTATACGCTTTGCCTAAAATCTCTGATGCTTTATGCGCTTCTTCTACATGACGCATAGTTGTACCTGCTGGTTGAATACCCTGTGCTCTTGCATCTCGATAAGCCTGCAATTCTGCATTCCATTTTTTATCTGGAATATCTCTTTTAGCATCTCCTGCATTTACTTGAAGATTCATTACCTTACATCCGAAACATCCTTCGACTTCTATAGGATGGTCTTGCCAGTGATACGCCATATTCGTCCCTTATGCTAGTGTAAAATTAGCCTCTGTTATTCCTAATCCAGATGCAATAAGTGCTGCTTTTGTAACGTCATCTACTATATGTTTATGCCCACCTAGATAGAACTCATCATACTCAGCAATGGATTCATCTAATGGAAATCTTACTTTAGAGTAAGTTCCACCATTCTTTGCTATGCTTATGCCTCTATCCATTTTATAAAAATAAAACAGACGATGTTTACCTATAGGTCCTTCTTCAACAACTGGTGTTGTGAAAATGTAATCTGTCATTATTCTCCTTAATGAACTTACTGTAAGACACTGCAACGTATTCGCCGTATAAACAGTGTCTTACCGTCAATCAACTAAGCGATTGAAGAACCTGATTCGATTCTGTATAGTGCCTCTTCGCGGTAGCGAGCAAAGCCCAGTACGCCATACCAACCCATTGGGCGGTGACGCATCAAGCGGTCAACTACTGGTCCGATAACTACATGTGGCTCTTCTGCCACTGCCTCAGCAAGTGCTTGCTGTCCTGCGATGATTGTGCGGTACACCTTTGCAGATGAAGAACCGTCAGTTGCAGAGTAAAGGCGTGGAGACTCTACGAAGTATGCACCTTCGTATGTTCCGATTTCTCCTGCCCAGATACGGTCTTGTGCAGAACCATATTGGTTAGGAAGTAACCATCCTGCTGAACCTGTCTCAGCACGTAGGTCATGGGATACCTCTGGGTGGATACCAGCCCAGTATAGTGAACCCTTACGACCATTAGCCTTGTTAGCACGTAACTTAGCAACTGCCTTACGTAGGTTTGCTGAAGATAGTGTTGCGGCTGCTGTGATAGTTGCAGTTGATGTTGCAGTTGAACCTGAGTAGATTACGTTTGAACCGCCACGCAATGTTGTCATTGCTACGGAGTCAATAGAATCTGCTAGGTTGAACGCGATAATATTTGCGATTGCAGGGTCAACATCTGCAAGAGAGAATAACTCTAATGCACGTGTTACCAACACTGAGTTACCGTACTCGTTAAGAGTAATGGTTACTGATGTTGGTGTTGACATTGCTACTGCATCTGGGTCAGTTGTCTCTGTCAGAGCAGTTGTTGCTACTGATAGGTCAACATAACGTTGTAGAACAACGGTTGAGCCAGGGATTGCTTGACGTGCTGGACGCTTATCTGCGACTGAACGAATTAGTGGTTCAGAGCGGAGAGCGAATTCTAGAAGACGGTCATACGCCTTCTGTACTAGACCAGCACCACCAGCGGTTCCACCTAAGGAACCTGAGTCTGTTGATACATATGCCATTCGTCACCTCCAGTGACTAGAAACTATGATTATTATTGTTGTGAACGGAGGACATCTAGCAATGCATCCATAGAATCTGCATTGTCTATTCTTGAATTGATTTCTTCCATTCGGTCTGGGGTGAACGCGCCCTGTGTTAGAACATCCTGCTGTCTTAGAGCAGCACGGTCTTGTTCCGCCATCTTAGGTTCATCTTTCTGCACTTGTATTCCAAACAAATCTGCGTTATCATCGAGCCAGTTAGAAACTGAATCTTCGTTAACGTCTTCAATGTCCTTAAGAATCAAGCGTGCAGCCTTAGCGTTTACGCCCTTCTTTTCTAGGACTTCTTTGACAGTTCGCTCACGCTGCACTTTGGATAAACCCTCAAGTTGCTCAGTGAGTTCCTTAATACGTTTCTCGTCGGCTCTCTTGGCTTTACGTAGTTTCTTAATTAAGTCACTACCATCACCAGAAAATCCTTGGTCGGTATCTAGGTCTTCGTCTTCGTCTTCCCAGTAGTTGTTGCTCATAGCAACTATCCACCCTTCTATTCGTTGTTAGTCGCAAGCCTCAATTCAATTCGGGGAAATTGGTTGGCTCTTGCTTTCGGTCTTATACGCTGCATGGGGCCGATAGGTCCATGTCAGGATTCTATATTTGTCCGCCTAGTCCAGTTGAAAGTGATGCTCTGGATGTTCCAGCCCTACCACCAAATGCACTAGTCTCTCTTTCAATAAGCGCTTTACGCTTACGTTGAGCAGATGCTAAAGTATTAAATACTTCTTGTTCTGCTTCTCCTTGGCCGTATCTATCTAATTGATTTCCGTAGATAGAACTTAACCTCTCTGCAGTAGGTAGGATATCTGCGATAGTTGCGTATCCCTTTTGTGCCTCTGCCTGAGTAATACCTTGTGCTGCAAGTTGTTCTGATACAGATACGCCAGCCTCAAGACCTTGTAGTCTTGCTGCTGCACCAATCTCTGCTGCTGCAACTTGACGTTGAATCTTAGGTAATTGCTCATTAGGGTCAAGAACATAGGCAACCATATCAGCGCTACCAATACCATAGTAATCACGTAGTGTTCTAGCAATTGCTGGGTCAGCATTCTGAACTCTCTGAACTGCTGTAATTACACGAGTAGATAACTCTGATGGAGACACATCGTTAGAAATGAATTGACGAACATATGTATCGTTATCAAATTGCTTTAATCCATAGGCTCTAAGTGTTTGACGATATGCATCTTCTACGCTTAGGTATTCTGCTGGACTTAAAACTGATAAACCTTTTTTCTGTCTCTCAGCATTGGCAGCAAACCTAGCCTTATACTCATCAGTATTCTGTAACTCTAAAGTAATAGTTGCTTCAGTATATCCTTTACGAGCAAGGTCTAATACTTTAGTTCCAAGTGATGATAATCCATATTGAGCAAATCTATCTGCTATAATCTTACCAACAGACTCACGTTGCGCTGCAACTCTTTCTGCTTCTGCTGCAGCATTTGCTGCTGCTATTACTGCTGCATCTTGAGATGTAGTTTGCGCTGTCTGTGTTGTTGCTGCTGAGTTTGCTGCCGCTTGTGCTGCTGCTAGCGCTGCTTGCGCTGCTGCTAATGCATTTGCATCATTGGCTGCCGCTGCTGCGGCTGCTGCTAATCTTGCTCTTTCTAATTCTTCTAGTGCGAGTCTTAGTTTTTCTTCTGCTTCTCGGCGCAGTCTTTCTTCTTCTGCTAGTCTTCTTAATCTTTCGGCCTCTAATAATGCTGCCGCATCGTCAGTAACTGGGGGAGTAGGTGTAATTACTCCGCCAGTTGCAGGCTTGATTGGAGTAATACCTGCTGCATTGGAAATTGTTGCAAGTTTATCCGCGCTAACTTTAGAACCAGATGCAAAAGGATTTGCCCCACCAGTTACTCCACCAGCATAGGTAGAACCAGAAGTCTTAACCTCTTTATTAACAACTGGAATCTTAACTGTTTGTCCAACATTAATTTTATTTAGGTTTGTAATCTGTGGGTTAGCGGCTGCGATAGCAGCAACGCTTACTCCTGCTTTAGCAGCAATACCAGATATTGTTTGACCTGATTTAACCTTAGTTGTACTAGCAATAGGAACTTTAGGTGTTGCCATATTATGCTACTCCATAATCACGAAGGACTTTTAATGATAGCGAATCAACAGTAGCCCTAGCATTGTCTGTTAAATCCCAACGAGGGTCTTGGCGTAACTCTGCTTCAAATTGCCATATAGGTTTAACTGCAGGCTTACCATCTGGACCTATATACTGTAATGCTCTACGGAATGTAGGGTCATTGTAAGATATAGTATCTGCATCTATCTCTAATATAGTAGCCATAGAGTTTTTATATGCGGATGCAAGTGCATCTACGCTAGTTCCCTTATTAATGTCGTCTGCAAATACAGGGTATGCACTGGCTGAATCTCTACGAATCTTTTCTTGTATATCAAATATAGTATTTGTTCCAGAAACTAGACCTTGAGACCAGGAGTTTAACGTGGTCGGTGAGTAAGACATGCCAAATGATTTGGCATACTCTTCTAGGGTTTGGACTCTACCTAGAGTTTCTCCACCAACAGTACCCTTAAACTTGCTTAATGCCTGTAGGTCTATCTGATTATCATCAAGACCTTTATCGTAGGCATCCTGCATAATAGAGTTAAAGGTAGCCTCATCTAGATTAATACCTTTAGTAATTAAACGTCTACGCTGTTCTAACTTAAATGTATTTATCCCCTGATTATAAACGCCAGGTTGTGAGGCTTTTTGCTGTGCTCTATTCTTAGATGTTGTAGTAAGGTTTCTATAATAACTAGTCTTATAGTACTCTAATTCAGCCTGAGTAGTATCTCCTGCTTTGTATAGGTCATAAACCTTTTGAAGTTCTGGGAATGCTCTAATTAAATCGGCAGTAATACCGTATGCCGTTGCTACTGACTCTGCCATATTAGCCCTTCAACTTTCCTAAAAAGTCAGCAAAGCCTAAACTTTGTGCTTCTTCATAGTCTTGTGGTGACTGGGCTTTAACTCTTTCAGTAATCAGAGCCTCTGCTTTTTCCTTACTATAACCAGGTTTGATTTCAGTAATAGTTTTACCGCCTACCTTCTTGGTTGTAGTAACGGTTCCCTTATCAATCATATCCTGAATAGCGGTGTAGAACTCTTTGCTCTCAGCCTGTGTAGCCTTACGTCCTAATACTCCTTTAAGAGTACCATCAATTAAAGACTGTATTTCTTCTGGTTGGAATAGATACTTCTGTACTGATACAGATGGACCACCACCACCGAGTACTCCTTGGTCTTTAGCATACCATTGTAAGTATTGTTCAGGTGTTATCTTCTGAGTACCGCCAGATTGTGAGTAGAATTTACTAGCACCCTCTACAGCCATCTCATATAATACCTGTCCCTTTGCAGGAGACACATCACCAAATCCATTTTTACTTAGGGTAAACAACCATCCTGACTGTACAGTAGGGTCTTCAAAGTATCTCTTCTTTGCATCTGTTATAGTTACAGCCCCTGCACCTTCAATTGGAGAAATTATTTTCTTACCACTTCTTTTCAATGTGATAGTCTTGGTTCCACCTGGAGTACCTAAGAATACCTTACCGCTAGCACTAGTAGTACTTCCACTACCAGATTTTAAGTTATCTAAAGCACCCACTATAAGCCCTCCGTAAGGTTATCTTTTTCAAGTATTCTTGTATATACTCTACTGAATGAAATGTATTCATCTAGTAATCCACTAGTAAATGTATCCCACATTTCTTTAAGGTCAGCATTACCAACAGCATCGATAGACTTACTGTCTCTTTCTGCTAACATTTGGCGAAGATATTCTCTACCCTCTAGGTAGTCTGCCATGCCTTGCATGTCACTACGACCTTTAGTTCTAGGGTCATTAACAACTTCATTTGCAAACTTTAAAAAGTTAATTACTCTTTTGGTATTAATCTCTCCACGAACCTTAGCCCATGCAGGATTCTCATCTTCTAATTCTTCTATAAATCTTTGCTTACGTTCCTTTAAATCCGCTGCATCAATACCATTTAGATTAGGTAAGCCTCGTCCTATACGCTCAGCCTCAATGATATCCATACCTTTGTTGTAGGTAATCCATCCTTTTTCAGCCTGAGTTGCAGCAACTGCCTCATATGGGTCCTGTGATTCACGGAACTTCTTTGTGCTTCCTGGTGCAACTGGTGTATCTCTTTGGCTTTGATAAACACTAGGAGAGAATTCTCCAGCATTAACATCTCCAACAACAAACCATCCATACTCAGGATTCTTTGCAATCAAATCAGACAGTTCTCTTGAACGCTTTTCCGCATCAATAGTTGCAGCAATACCTGTATTATTCTTAGATAGGCTAGTAGTAAACTGGAAGTATTCCTCACCATATGTATCATAGAATTTTTCAGACGCAGTCTGTGGGTCTTCTTCACGTAATCTTTGGAACTCATCAATGTAGAATTGATAAGGAGAACGTAAGTTTGTAGCAAAAGGAAGTACTGCTCTTGCGACAACTTCTAGTCCAAGAATATTTTTAACTCTATCGTCAATCTCTTTAGCACTTGGCATAGAACTTCTAAGTCCATTATCGTACTTATGGTTTTCTTCCATTGCAATGAGAACCGTTAGATTGCGACGAGTCGGGTCACTTTCACTAAATATAGCCCATGCTTTACGTGCTGCCTGGTTTTGAATTAATAAATCCTTGAAGAATTCTCCACCACTTGTACCAGTTGGACCATAAGGTAATATTGTTTTAACTATCTTATTACGTTCCCAATCAGGAATAGCCTTGATTACTTGGGATGCACCAATCTGAACGAACCACCCAGCACCTGGATTCCACCAAGCATTACCTTGAAATAGTAAGTCAAGGCTTGTTTTAGGAATAGCCAAAGGTCTATCTAATAGGCCGAATGAACCACGTTTTACCCACTCGCCAGGAACATTGATGTATGTCTTACCATCTCGTTCCTCTGTTAATCCCATACGGTCTGGAGAATTATATACAGTTTGTATCTTACCAAATGCTGATGGGTCATTTACTACAATGCGACCCCATTTTTCAATAACATCTGTAAACGCTCCAAAGAATGGAAATGCATATCTCATCGTATACGCTGCATCTACTCTTTCAGATGTGTCATATAAAGAGCGACGTAGTTCTGCCCTGGCCCATTGACGTGCACTAAACTCTAGTTTGCGAATATATTCTGGTGGAATTGTATCTCCAGGATATGTATCAATTGCGTTTCTAATAGTAGCATCCATGCGTTTACGGTACAAATCAACAAACATAGGATGACGTACAAGACTAGATTCTGGCATTTCACCAAATGCTTTATAAAATTTATCTCTTGCAGTTGAGAATAATCTGATTGCTGGGTGAGTACCATTAGCGGCGCCAACCTGAGCGGCGTTAACCGCTGGGTAGTTTAGCGTATCTGTACCAAAAGACTTCTTAATATCATCTGCTGTAATCTTACGAGTCTTAGCAATCTCTTTTAAACCAGTAGCAAATGCTGGGAATAACTCATCAATGTTATCCATATTTGCTTCAACAATTTCACGTGCATTTCTACCCATACCAAGAACTCTTAAAATGTCCTTACCCTCTTTTGTTCTAAGAAGGAAGTATTCTGCCTCATCAATTAGTTGTTCTCTTGGTTTATCTTGCAATAGAATTTGAGTAATCTTAGAGTTTCTAACCTGACGGTTTACCACTCTTTCATATGCTTGAGCCCAATTAGGGTCTTCGCCTTTAATTACTACGAAATCTCCAGTGGTTTCAAATGTGTTATTTATTTTATTTCTACTGTTTGATAAGTGGGCATCAACAATCTTTGCGGATTCACGAATAAATTTATTTTTAATAAACTCGGCCTGTTCTGGTCCACTACCCAAAGCATCGGTATAGGTTATACCATCTACCTCACGCAATCCTAAGCCAAACTTATCTTTCATTTCTGTTTTACCAGAAAGCATATTGTCTATATCAGAAATTTGAGCATCAATTAAATCTGGGTCATCGGCAACATCACGCATAGCGTATAGTTCGTCTCGGTATGTCTGCAATTTAACTTCATCTGACCAATTATATATATCATCTAATGATGCGCCAGAAAATCTATTTGTAATTAATTTTCTGCCCGACTCTTTCATGCCCGCCATAATTGCCATAGGACCAGTTGTGGTAAGGATACGTAGGATTCCTTCTGATACGTTACGTACAGGGTAGCCAAGACGAGCAAGAACCTCAAACTTAATCAAAGAATCTAAACCATCAATAAGGTCTGTTGCTCCAGCCTTACCTTTATAGTATACACCAACAGCCTCTGAGCGTCGTGCCCTAGTTAATCTGTTTAAGGCATTGTACATTGTGTCAATATCAAGAACTGGCAACTGCTTTACTAAATGAGTCTCGTTCAATGGTAAAGGAATAATGTATTTTAAGTCTTCAGAACCAAGAATAGGTGTAGCCTTTGAACCTACTGGTACAACTCGTCCATCTGGTAGAGTTTTTGTAGCACCAGTGTATGCTCTTTCACGAATAATGTTGTGTGCTTTAGCGCGGCCACCTGAAAATAGGGACCAGGCTTGACGTATATCGCTCTCATCAAATCCAAATTGCTTAGCAACTGTATCAAATAGTTCTTGTTCAATCTTTTGGAAAGCATTGGCACGTTCTGCTGCATTTGTAGCAGCAACATACTCGTTAAACAATGTATCTTTACGCTGAACCGTAAACGAAGCCTTCTTTAAATCATCTTCAAGACTTTTAATTTGAGTCTTAAGTGATTTAACTTCTGTGGGAGCAAGGGTTTGTGTATTAAGTTTATTTTTAAGAGATGTAATCTGTGTAGTATATGCTCGTTCCTGTCTATCTGCTAAACCACGAACACGACTTAACAAGTTATCTACAGTCTGAACTGATTGATTATCTGTAAAATCTACCCATCCCCTAGGACGTTTGTAGAAAAATCCAGTAAGAACACGAATTGGAGCACTTGCTGCACCCGCTCTTATGTCAGAAAACTTTAAACTACCACTAAGTAGTTGACCTCTTTGGTCAATTAAGTTTTGACTTCCAGAAAAATACTGTCTAACCTTAGAAATATTATCAAATTGTGGAACTCTTGTAGGGTCTAGGATAGCCTCAGCATTTAATTTTTGTGTTAACTCTGCCAACTCATCAGAATAAAGTGCTGCATTCTCTACAGCCTTTTCTAGGTCGGCACCTTTGTTTACTAAATCAAATGTAAGTTGTCCAGTTGCCTTGTCTAGTCCAGCACCAAAATACTTTGCATCAGTAATTTCATCTTCAAGATTAGCAATCTTTGTAGCAAGAGTGCGATTGGTATCCATTAATCTTTTTGCTGCACCAGCATCGCCCATAGCCATCTTAACAATGTCTGCCTTAGCAGCATGACGAAGTGCTGTATCTTCAATCTTGTTTGCATCTGCCATGATATCAGCAAATGATGCAGGGTTTGCAGATTCACGGATAGCCTTTACTCTGAATAAATCAGCAGCATCCATACCATCTGTTTTAGTAATAAAATCATTAAAGGTTGCTTTTACCTTCTTGGCTCTAAATCCAGTCTTTTCTCCAGCCAATATAGTATTAAGTTCTTGTAGACCTTTAACACCGTAGGTAATACCTTTGTAAACCTTAACTGCTTTACCAACTACAATTGTTGGGTCTAGAACAAATCGGGCTACTACATCTGTGCCAAATGATGTAAAGCGTCCAACGTTTTGTTCACGGAATGCTTCTTCTCTTTGCTTCTTATTAAATATATCAAAGTCATTAGCAGCAAATAATACGTGGTCTTGTAAGAACTTATCTGCCCCAGATAGTTTTCCAAAACTTACAGTCTTTACTATACCACTGAAGACATCTTCGAAAGCATCGAGTGGTCTTCCAATCATGGTACGCATAATGGAACGACCAGCAGAAATATCTCTTGATTGGTCCCAAGCAGACTTAACATCACCTAGTGAAAAGTCACCATCCCAAATAGGATTATTCTTTTCTGGTAATGTCAGACCAAATGATACGGCTTGTGTTGTAAAGTTATAAGCCTTCTCAACTTTTTCAAATGCTCTAGAAAAAAATCCTTTTTCTTCAGGCGGTGTTACAGCAGCAGGTGTACCTGGTTTATTTAGATACCTATTAAAGGCGTTAATAGCCTCTGCTCTATCTTTTGCTGGTATAGATTTACCCATATCCATTGGCAAAGAGTTAGCCATGTTAACATTCCAGCCAGCATAGTAACTGTTGAATGAACCCATTGCATCAAAGGCAGAAGGATTTTTTGACTTCTGCATATCTTGATATGCTTTTTGTGCCGCTTCTCTATCACTCATAGAAGATTAGCCCTTAGAATTCTCACATAATTACGGAATGCTTGTGATGAATTTGGGCTTTGTGCGGCTGCCTCCAGTGCTGGTAGATATGATAATAGTCTTTGTTTTTCAACATCGTTGTCTTGTACACCTGGCATTGTCAAAGCCTCCATGCCTGCACCAGCGCCCAATGCTGCTCCATCAGTTACTGGAACATCTGGCATTGATGATGCTTCGGATAGTGGCATAGGGGCAGGAAAAGAATCAATAGGGTTCATAATTGGCGCTGGTCTACCTGCAGCCATAGGTGCTGCCTTCTGTTGCTCCATCATAGCCTGTCCTTGCCCATAAGGTAAACCTGAATAATATTTAGCACCTTGTGTACCAGATTGTCCTGCGCCACCTGTTGCAGAAACATTGGCAGGATTATTTTGTGGTGCTGTTGGACGAGGTCCTCCGCGATTTTCAGCCATTGTTCCTCCTACTTAGAATATTGTATTTTAGTTATAATGGGACCACTTGAATAGATATCCCACTTACTTGCTATTTCGATTGACTTCCTAATAATTTTTTCTGCTTTATCAGCGTTGCTAACGTTGCGTACTCCAAGAGCCTCCATAGCACCAAGGGCAACATCGCTGCCAGAGCCAGAATAATAAACGCCACGAACATCACGGTCCCAACTGTAATCCTCAAAAATAGGATAAAGTATACCGCGAATGCCAATAATGAATTGCGAATCGTGCGAAGCATGGTCCCCATCTTCTTTCATATCATAACCTGCATCTATGAATAATTTTCTCATAGATGGTATAAATCTTTTAGTCATAAAGACATCTAGGTCTTCACTTAGTTTAGGTTTAGGTGGTTTCCATCCAAACTGTAATAAGTTTGAACCTCTACCAGAACCAGAACCTGCAATCAACACTCCATTGTTTTCAATTACTTTGTGTGTTGCCATTTCAATTGGACGACCAGATTCATCAGATGAACGTGAATCGCTTCCGATAACACACCATCCGTCGCCTTGTATAGCAGCAAGTGTTGTCATGATGTCCCCCTCTGCTGCTATCGTCTACGAATTGTTCTTACGCTTGCGTTTGCTGCTCCACCTGAAGTTAAACTAGATAGTAAACTTTGAACGTCTGGTACTCCTTGTTCTTCCATTGGAGGTAGACCTCCTACTGGCGCAGCGGGAGCAGGGGACGGTTGCTCAACCATTGGAGCACCAGCAGGAGGAACTTGTTCTTTAGGCGCAAAGGTTTGTTCTATTGCGTCTTCGATGCTCTGTCCCTTTTGTCGTGACTTAATAACGTTAGCAATCTTTGTAACAATCTCAGAAGGGTCTTGTCCTTGAGTGGCCATTTGCGGAATGGCTTGGGTGTATGCTTGAAGTGAAGAGATAAGAGCATTACGCATATCTTCAATTTCAATTTTCTCTTGCTCTTGGCTAACATTAACATTGAATGGTAACTCTCTCATCGCCATATCCTTGGAGATTAACTTGCCTCCAAGAGCCTGTAACATAAATATTAATCCTTGTGCTGGATTCAAACCAGCAAGCATACCGTAACGAACATCAGCGGAGTAATCTCCCTTGATATCTTTACTTGGCTTGTACTCTAATGCGTAAGGTGAACCAGCATCTACACCACGAATAGTCTTTTGAATGTCAAATATAGATTCATCAACTTCAAAGCAAAGACCAATTACATCTCTAAGTGCTGACGCAAATATTGCTTGGGCTGACTTAACTTGAGTATCGAATGCTCCCATGAGAGCCTGGACGCCTTGGCCTGTGACAATAGACGCATTGACGTTACCTGTTCGTCCCTCTGGATAACGAGCACCAATTCTAAGTTCTTGATTGAGCAAGTTTTGTTCCGTGAACGCACCTTGCGGAATATTGAGTTCGACTCTTCTAACTCCACCTGGAGTATTTGTTCTGATAACTGAGTCTCCGCCGAGTTGTAGTTCCTGAACATCCATTGGAACGACGATAGGAGATTGTACAGATTTTTCTGCAGCCTCCATAGCAAGCATAGCGAAACGATTGCGGAGCAACTGAATACCAATAACATCATCAAACTGTCCTCGCATCTCCCCATCAATAGTAGGACGCTTGGCTACTACAACCATCATCTTGCCTATTGGATTCTTGGCACGGGATAAAACTAAATTTTCACGGCTAGGTACATAGACCACAGATTGGTCTTTATCGTAATAACGTACGATATCTGTTAGAGTGTTAGTGTCTTGTTTGAAACCTGAACGACCAAGTAATTGTACTTCGTATTCGGGGAATTGAGCAACTAACTCTCCAAGAGTTAATGAGTATACCTTAGCAAAGGAGATGCATCGTCCGTAGCGGTCAAACTCAGGATAAGCCATCCGAGGGTTTTCTACGCGTATACGAGGCAACTTCGCTTCATCGTCCAGTTCAATAATGAATGGGACGAAACCATATGTTACATAGTAATCTGCTCCAGTATACATAGATACCTGAAGGTCAGAGTTGTTAAAATAATTTGAGGCAATGCGTGTTCTATTGTCAGCAAAGCGACGAGCACGGTCATTGGTTTGTGATGCACTAGAGCAGTTAACTGCAGGTAGTGGTGCCATAACCTCAGATAGGTCACGGGCTACGATATCGATAAAGTTTGCAACTACGTTTGCGTCTACACCTTCAGGGAAGAAATCTGGATAGACTTCGGCAATTTTACCCTGACGCACAGATAGCACATCGCCTGCACGAGCATCACGCTCTGATGCACGGTACTTAAGGGATTCAACCCGTGCTGCAATTTGTTCAATGGTAAGAGCCATTAGTTTCCTTATCCGTAAGTTTCAGCCCATTGCTCAGCAAAGGCATCATCTAAATTGATTGAGTGTCGCATATCCTTTTGACGTCTAGTTGCCCACCTGTTGTTGGCATACTTAGTGGCAAAGGATGTTTGTTGCATTAGTTCACGTACTCGAATGATAGCAAACCATAGGGCCATCACGCAGTCGGTTGGGTTTTTAGTATCTGGCTTCCAAGTAATTAATTGTTGTACCAGAGATTTTAAACCTTCAGAACCTTCATTAGATGGAAGTTCTATTAGGTTGTTATCTTGAAATCTGCCGTCCCGCAGACCGCCAAATAAGGCGGACATAGAGGCCACACCAAATGATGTGTCCCATTTATTCTTACCAGTAAAGTGTGGATTTAACTTACAACCATACTGGGCTAAATACTGAACTAAGTCAGTGTCCATCTGATACGCCTTTTGATGGGCGTTGATTTCAACTCGAAACTCTTGAGGGGAGTATCTTTCTACCCACTCTTCAATTAGAGCACGCTCTTTTTGGGGAGTAGGGTCAACCATGTTTACGCAATCTAAAACATAAACTTTGCCATCACCTCGGTTAAATGTAACCGCTACGAAAGCAGACCTGCCTGATACGGCAGGGTCAAAACCTATAACTGTGTAAGTACCTTCAACGCGACTTGGATGGCCTGGTGTTCCAGCCTTGAGAGGTCCGCGCTTTCGCATTCCATTGACACATCCTGCGACGACTGTTGGTGGGAAGATTGCGTCTTCGACAACATCTTCTTGTTGGTAGACCATTGCCCATACTGACGGAGCAACCTCAGACCTTCTAGTAAAGAGTGAGGGTCCATCCCACTTTGGATATAATCCTTCTTCATTTGCTTCATCCTGTTCTCCCTCAGCCCTATCCGTCCAGGGCCATAATGTTTTCCAGTTGGCTGGTTTCTCGTCAAACTCCAGAACCGCTGGTTGGGAGAAGTAAGTGAAGGGAGACTTGCCACCTGTCCATTGGTCGCCATCTCTTATCATCTTATATAAATCTATAGGGGCGACACGGGTTCCTACGATAAGTAGTTTTCCGTGCCGTCCCAGACGGGTGATGACTTCTTTCTGAAGCCATTCAATTTGCTTTTCCCACTCATGTGAGTTTGAGTTCATCACCACATCGTCTAGGATAATCAGGTCGGCGCGAGCACCGTAAATCTGAGACCCGAATCCTAATGCTTGAACCGTAGGGTCCTTTTCGCCAGAGTCGCGTCCAGTACCTAGGTAAATCATATCTGCTGACCAAGTAGGTGAGTCAGCCTTGTATCCGCCGTTAGGTCCAAAGGACATCTGTAACTTAGTCCAGTTTGGATGGGACATACGGGTCTTGATTGCACTTAAAAATTTTCTAGCCATACCTTGAGTCTTAGAGACGATAATAATTCTGACGTTAGGGTCTACGGCTATGCGATAGGTCACATAGTTGATTGTGATGACTGTAGACTTGGCGTGCTCAGGTGGTACGTTAATTAGAACTCGGTTGCTGGCCGCAGGCTCGTAGGTCATAGACGGATGTAGCCAACGGGGTTCCCGACCTTCAATAAGGTCCACCCAGTCTTTATGGTGGTCGAACAACTTGGTGTCTAGGAATTGCTCGGAGAAATCCTCAAACGAGATATCCTTCAGATTGGCAAGGTCAGCCTTAACACCTTTACCAGCAAGTCTTGATTTATCGGCCTCAGCCTTAAACTCAGGGTCAGACATCGACCACTGGCGGAAGGTAACATCATTACGACCAACAGCCTTCATGGCGTCAGTGATGGTGCTACCCTGGGTCAAGAGTTCCAGGACCTGCTTCTTAGCAGTCTCCTTGGGAATGTCTTGTTTGCCAGGCTTTCGTCCCATGAAGCCTCCTAGTAAAACGGTTATTTAACGGTAAGTCTAAACGGGCAGAACTCTCCCATTATATATATTATATATACTATAAGAGTTGGCGGATAAAGGGAGCCAACTCCCTATATATGGAATTACTATTACATATATAGATAACCTGTTCAAATACAGAAACCGAACAAAGTTCGGTAAAATACTTATAATATGTCCGATTTATCTATATATACGGGGGGCTATTATATAACAGAAATATTTTATGGGATACTATACATGCCCCCCGCACCCTAGTTTAATAACCCTACCCTCAAAATATCGACATATAGACATATAGATTTATCGACAATTTAACGCTAGAACATATGTTCGGGGCTTGACTATCTCCCGACACTATGAGTTCTTAGGGGGGGGTAGTTCTTAATAATTATTTTCTAGGGGTATCACCCTATATTATATTACTCACCAGTAATCGAACATCTGTTCGTGTGATAGACACCACACTATTACCTATTGACTATTAGGGGTAGTCGTGGTAAGATACGCAGTATCACAATTAAATAAGGTTAAGCAGTATCGGATAGGTCGCTTAGATAGTGTGAACCAAATCACATTAAACTTAGGGCGTGTCGAGTTGCTAAACTAGATTAAGCGTGATATACTTACGCAGTAATACAATTAAATAAGGTTAGGTAGTCAAGTAGTAGTTAGGCTTGATTAGATATTAGTAGCAGTAGGTCGCCTATGGTATCACGACCCTAATTACTACTTGATTACCTAACCCCTAGTGAGAGGATAACTAGTAATGCCATATAACCCCTTCGGGGTTAGTGGTAGTATTATTACACCGCCTAGAGATGTAAGAGCCAGTAAAGCGTGGAAGGGTTCACGCTCACGCAGGTTCTCTAATCTAGTCGTGCGTGATAAGTCGGGCAATATAATCGTGGCTATCGAGGATAGCCCTGCGGTTAAATTGGCTAAGCGTAGCCGTAAGGTCGCGCAAGTCGCAAGCCCTACTACCCCTAAGCCACTAACTAATGATGAGTTGCGTGCCATTGCTTTAGATGAGCGTAGGCGACAATTCGAGCAAGAGCAAGCGCAGAATTATCGCAAGTTGGTCGGTGAGTATAACTAGACACCGATAGTCGTAGCCGATAGGTTCGGGTTCTCTAGGGTTCGATACCCTACTACGACACGCCATAAGTCGAGGGTACTTGACTTATATGCCCTAAGTATGCTATACTTAGGTATAAATAGAGAGGATAAGATATGTTGCTAGAGATACTAGTAGCGGTTCAGACCTTAGCGATTATAGCACTAGTGGCTAGAGTTAATCGACTACAAGGTCGCCTAGAGTATAGGGGTCGCTAATGTCGGACAATGTAGTAATTGAGATTACTAAGGACGACTTAGAACTTATACGCAAGTCCTTGCGAACTCAGGAGAATTGGTACACTAAGTCAGACTTTAAGAGTATGGCTATGGCTACCAATTTGCTAAGAAGCAAGGTCAATGATATAATGATAGAATTAGAACTACCAATAAAGTAAGGAGTTGATATGCCGATAGATGATGACGAACCTACCGAGTATGGTTGCGGTACATGTAGTTATACATCTACTAGCGAGGACGACTTCATGCTGGTAGGTGATGACCTACTATGCGAGAGTTGCCGAGCATGGTGTAATTATTGTGAGGAGTATTGCCACAATGATAATACCCACTATGTCGAGGGTGTAGGCGATTATTGCGAGAGTTGTTGGGAGAACCACACTAACTATTGCGAGAGATGTAGTTGTACATATTCCGAGAACGAGAGTATGTACAATATCGAGGATAGGGGTGAGTATTGGTGCGAGGGTTGCTATGAGGACAATGGTTCTTATTGTGATGACTGCGACCAATACTACGCGAGAGAGTGTGATAGTTGCGGTGGTGGTGGTAGGACTAACCTTATCCACGACTACTCATACAAGCCCGACCCTAAGTTTATAGGTCAAGATAAGAATAACCTATACTTTGGGATAGAATTGGAAATGGAGATTAGGTCAGGCGACCTAGCGAGTAGTGCTAGATATGTAGCAGAAAATATAGGCGAGTGGTTCTATATGAAGCAGGATAGCAGTATCGGTCAAGGTGGCTATCGTGGCTTCGAGTTAGTATCTCACCCTATATCCTTTGCTAAGTGGTCGGATATGCCAGACTTTGATAGAACCTTAGACTATCTAAGAGAAAATCAAGAGGCAAGGGCATGGGACGCTAAGAGTTGCGGACTACATATACATGTAAGTCGAGAAGGATTTAAGAGTGGCGCACATGTACATAGGTGGTTGGCACTAGTGTACAAGAACGCACCCGATATGATGAGATTTGCTGGTCGTAAGTCAGACTACGCAAAGTTCAATGATGTGTACAAGTATGATGAGTACGATAGACCATACTTTACACTAGCCGACAAGGTGGCTGACCCTAGAGGGGTGAACACCGAGAGGCACTCTGCTATAAATACACGCAACGACCACACGCTAGAACTTAGGTTCTTTAGGGGAACTACTAAGCCTAGTGGTGTTCGTAGTGCTATACAATTAGCACACGCTAGTATAGAATATACTCGCAACCTAAATCTATCAGATGTAAAGATAGGTATGCTAGGTTGGGAGTGGTTCTATGATTATGTAGAAGCCAACAATGGCTACTACCCAGACTTATATGAGCGTATGTCCAAAGTACGCTCATTAAGTATCAACAGTAATGAGTTAGTCAATGCGTAAGAGAGGAGATGTATGTGTCTATTAGTAGTGTGTAATCCTAATTCCACACCCAGTAAAGATGAACTTACTACTGGTGCGTGTAAGAACCCACATGGCTTTGGCTTTGCGATAGATACTGGTGCTGGTATTATATCAGAACGCAGTATGTCCGCTAAGAAGTCTATCGCTAGGTTCTTAGAATTGCGCGAGCAATATCCTAATGGCTATGCTATGTGGCACGCTAGGTATGCTACTCATGGAGTAAAGAACGAACTTAATTGCCACCCCTTCAAGGTAGTGGGTGAGCATGATACTTACTTAGCGCACAATGGTGTGTTAGATATTCATATACCTAAAGGTGATAAGCGTAGCGACACTAGGATTATGGCAGAGGAGTTATTGCCTAGACTAGGTGGTGTGTCTGCCTTAGACGACGACTATGTATATGATATGATTAGTTCATGGGCTAGTGGTAATAAGGTAGCAGTAATGACTAATGACCCTAGCGCACAATACAAGATTTATATTATCAACGAGAACTTAGGTAGTTGGGACGACAATGGTGTATGGTGGAGTAATAACTCTCACAAACCTATCGTATCCACGCCACGCACTACTACCTATAATCACACCTATGGTGAGCCTAGTGTGTATGATATTGTAGCAATAGACGACCACTTCAACCCTTCTCTATATGAGGAGAACAAGTTCGAGTGTCCTAGTTGCGAGTCAATAGTAGACTTATGGGAGAACGAATATTATTGTCAGATGTGTGAGGCTTGCTTCGACTGTGAAGTGAACTTCTTAGACTGCTTATGCTATCACCCTAATCATAAGAAGGAGATAGGTGAGGAGTATGGATACCTAAGCAACAAGTGGTACACGAAAGAGCCACTTGACTTCTAGAATTGGTAGTGATATAATTACTACCGATACCGACAGACACCACTTGGTAAATTGCCAAGAGGATAACTAATGAAAGGTAAAGTATGACAACCACGACAGCAGAACAAATAGAGAACTACTTGGCTAGCATATCGCTAACACTAGCAGACCTATCAGATGAGTTGGCAACAATTCAGTTTGACTTAGAGGACGCTAATGGATATGAACCAAGAGGCACAGTACTTAAAGCACTACCTAATCAGACTAGGTTCAAGCCTAAGTCAGTATGGGTATCGCTAGGTAATGGCAAGTATCAACATTTGACTGGTGAGAAAGGCTTAATTGCTAAGCACTCACGACTTGACGGATACACTTCAGTAGTATTCCGTCCATAATATAGAGAGGATACCATGTTAGAGAACGATTACATATGGACTTGCTTCATACGAAAGGCTGACGCTAAACATCTTTCAGATGAAGAGTTGAAAGAGATGAAGTCAGAACTACAAATGGCAGTTCAGGCTATCTGCTTTACTCATGGGATACATAACTAATGGCAGGTGCGTTTGGTACTGGTCTAAAGAATAGCGTGTTTGGCTATATATTTAATGACCTAGACCTTGATGTTAGCGATGGGTTATGTGTTAATCATGATGACCCTGACCTATGGTTCGCTGGTGAAGCGGAGAAAGAGGAAGGCGAGAAGTGGACATTCAATAGAGAACAGAGAGAGCGAGTAGCACTAGAAGTAGATAGGGCTACTCAGGCTCTCGCAATATGTAAGAATTGTCCAGCCAAAGTTAATTGCTTAGAACTTGGTATGCGTGGTACACAGATATACTATGGTATATATGGTGGCACTATGCCAGGTGAGAGGTTACTTAAACTTGGTAAGAGTATGAAGAAAGCAGAGTACGCTAACAAGGTTAACTTCGCAAATAAAGTTAGGAGAACTATGAAAGAAAGGGGAATAAGTGGATAGTGATATAGTCTGGCAAGGGGTAATCACTAATGATATGGTAGCAGGTTGGTCTACTGATAAAGTAAGTACGCTTATCAGAGAACTAGACGACTTGGTATTCATTACATACGAGGAATTATCTAGCGACAGAGAAAACTTAGAAGGTCTATTCGATAATGAATACGAATAGACGAAAGAAGAAAAGGTTTGATATGAGAAAAGTATTTATATTTCTATTCGGTATGGGGATATCACTCATGCTGGGCGTTGTGCTTGCTGCCAAAACTGGCGAGCCTACTCCAACTAACGGAGATGTATCCAAAAGTTGGACAGTTATGGACAGCAAGGCTTATGCTCAGGATAAGTTATACGAGTGGAAATATAAACAATGGTCATGCCTTAATAAGTTGTGGACTAGAGAAAGCAATTGGAGACCCAACGCATACAATAAAGTTAAAGTAATGGGCAAGAATGCTGGAGGTATTCCACAACTATTAGGGCTTGACCCCAAAACTCCTGCGCCAAAGCAGATAGATAGAGGCTTGTCTTATATCTATCACAGGTATCACACCCCTTGTGAGGCGTGGAAGTTCTTTACTAAGAATGGATACTACTAATTAAACCTAAACATATTACAGAACTTAAGCCCGATTACAAATCCGCTATGGACATTAGGGGTAGAGCCACTACCATATGTCCATGTGGTTGTAATGTGTGGAACTTAAAGACTATCTTCGAAGAAGAAACAGGCGAGATAGATATGTACTTTCTAGATATGGAGTGTGCTTTATGTGGCACTCTTGCAACAGCACCAACACCAGAGGATAGGGAGATGTAATGCCTACATATTCATATAGATGTAATGATGACAAGGCACTCTTAGAATTAAGTCGTAGTGTTGACGACAGAGATGACTTAGTTGAGTGTCCACAATGTAATAGAGAAATGGTAAGAGAGTATCAAGCAAACCCTGTTATCTTTAAAGGTACTGGGTTCTATTCAACAGGAGGATGACATGGAAGATGTAGTTGAGATATTAAAAGAAGCGAATAAAGTATTTGCTGATATGTTTGGTATCGAAGAAGGTGATGAAGATGAGTGAACCTATGTACCTAATGGGTGATGATGTAGCACTTGGTATCAACCAGACATGTGATGACTGTGATGAGATTGATTGCGTGTGCTTTGAACCTGACAGAATGTGGGGAGATGATGACTGATATTACAGAACAAGATGAGCAAGATGAAATGCTAGCAAAGTTCTGGGCTGACTATGGCGAGAGTCTATGGGTAGACCCAGCAGAACAGGAAGAGTTATGGGATGAGAAGAACTTTATTTAAAGTATTATTCTTCGTTGCTCCCGTGCTCATCCCTGCTCTCGCTATCGCTTCGTATGTCTTTATATTCTATGGTCTCTTCTTCCTCATCATCTTCCTTACTTGAGAAGTCATTATCTTTATAAGGCTTGAAGCCACCCATTTTATTTATTAATCTTTTAATAGCACGCTTATGTCTCATGCGTACTGTATCCTCGCTAAATAACTCAAGGAGATTCGCTATCTCTTTGAAGTCAAGGGACTCTGCGTGTCGGAAGAAGAGTATTTTCTTGTCGTCTTTACTCAACTTCCAATACGCAGCGTCCACCTCTAACATAATTATTGTAAGATTACCACCCTCACTAGGTGCAGATGGACGACCTGGACGACCTAGATTTAACTTGTGAGTTACACCATAGTCACCACGCAATACTGCTGGAAGGATTGCTTCCACCATATCAGGTTCATAGTAATACAAATCACCAGTATCATAGCCAATAGACTTGGCTTTCCATTTCTGACAATAATCTAATGCTTGATTGCGTAGGCTACGATAGATTAAATTCTTTGCATCTTTCTCACCTATCGCTTCCCATTCATTTAATTTATTAGGATGTTCTACGAACCATTGATAGAGTGATTGCTTTATATCGTCTAGTTCAACCATAGAAAATTTCTTATGGTATTCAGAAGATACAGCGACTACTATATAGTCCCACTTTTCAATGCGTTCAAAATCCATACTACTTCCAAACCTTCCCATCAAACACGAAGGAACCATCCATATTAACTGGAACAAGATGGGGTATAACTTTATTTCCGTCTACATATAAGACACCAAAGCCTTTATGCCATGTGAATAATCCACCCTTAATATATCTAGCAAACTTAAAGTCCATTAGACAACCTACTTCTAGACCCCACAATGTTTTAGGGTGACCACCAAAGTATGACTGAGTGTAATGTGTCAAGCCCATTCTGTGCGTGTGTCCACACACGACTGACATGCCTGCTCTTTTTGCTAATCCAAGTGCGGTAGCACCAGCGGTAGGTTGAACGTTACCCTCATCACCATGCAAGAGCAACCAATTAGGTGCTAGTTCGTATGGTTTTTCATGGTAAGTAATACCTAAGTTATCTAGTTTAAGAAAGTTCTTTAACTCTAATTCAGGTAGACCTGCTAGTCCAGGTGCTCTTGTTTTAATTGTATTAAATAATCTATCTGTATGATTACTACGAATCATATGCTTAACCTTTAATGATTCAAGTACTCGGTAGGTTTCATCTCTGTCCTTAGCAATAGACTTCTCATGCTCTAGGTCAGTACCCCTACTCCATTTTGAAATAGTCTGCATATCCATTTCATCCCCAACCGATACCACCTCGTCAGGTTTGTATTGTTTTATAAACTTAGACAGTACAGAGACTGCCTTCCTATCGTGATAAGGTACCTGTAAATCAGATACGCAGACTATAACCTTCATCTGTCCCACTTTCCTCTAAGAACTAACAACCCTATGATTGCATAGTTCGCCATGTCCTTGAAGGAATCTTCAATGGATTCGTGCTGAGGCTGAAAGCCTCCCGTATCTTCCATATATTCGTATAGATTATTGATACGTGCTAACTTGTCGTGCATACGAACTCTTAATCCATTGATAGCACCACCTGGTGCTTCAGATATATTCTTAGGTCCATAATCTTTATGCTTAGATAAAAGTAAATCTAATAGTTCTTGGAATGTATGTGCTACTGATACCTCAAATGAATCAGCACTTGGTGGTTGTCTAAGTTCCCACTCTTTATTCACTGTTGTTCCCTTCTTCAGGTATTGAACTTATTACTTTGTTTACTGATTGTTGTAGTCGTTCATAATACCAAGCGTCCCACCGCTCTTGTCTTTCAAGTTCTTCTATTCTTGTCATTG